AAAACCTAGAATATCTTCAATCATTTTGTAAGTAGCTGTGGCAGTGTGTGCACTAATATCCACAGTATCTTTAAACAGCTTAACTGTTTGGCTAGTTCCACGACTAGTTTTAATTTGGTAATCTACGCCGTCACGTTCAAAGTCTAGCTCAATATTATAGCTTTTATCTTTTACGTATCGATTTAGAATGTCTGCTTTTTTAATTGATTTGGAGTTTTTGTTAAATAAAACTTCTTCAAGAATAAGAGCAATGGAACTTTTTCCATGCCCGTTTTTGCCTACAAGTTGTGTTAAAGGTGCTGCAACAAAGTTTATTGTATTATCTTTACCATAACTAAAAGCATTACTCCAGCTCAGCCTTTTGATCGTTATCATACTTTAGTAATTCTCTTTTTAATTCGTGTAAACCGCCTAGTAATTTTCCGTTTAAGAAAATTTGAGGAACACTACGTGCATCAGGTACTTTAGAAATTAAATCTTTCTTAGAGTATCCGTTAATACCAATCATGCACTCAGTAAACTTAATAGCACGCTGCTCCAGTAAGCGCTTTGCTTCTGTGCAAGCTGGGCAGTTTGACTGTGACCATACTTCTGCGTTAAGATGACTCAATTTTTTCTGCATAATTTTGCATTTCCTTTAAAACGGCTTCAACAGTTTGATCTGGGAGCTCTAAGATATATGTTAAATACTCTTTGACTTCTTCTGTTAGATTCATTTCAGGGTCTAACATTAATGCGGAATCTGTATCACGCTTGATAACCTTACGGTCAATCAGGTCTGAGTCTTCGAGTTCTCCAAGTTCGTGCATATCACCTTCAACTTGGTAAATGGTATGGTCAAAATCCGTTGCTGGTTTAGGGTCTGCAACTCCAACGGTTTTGCGGATAAGCTGAGGTAAGTTGAATTTGAGCCAAACGTGATCCAAGCTATCTGAGTCAAGCAATATAGCTCCAGTGTCCACGGGACCTCTGTGAAAGCTAGTAGTATAAGGACTACCAGGATACAGAATATTAAGTTGCGAATTCTCATAGCTGTGCAAATCCCCTGCTAGAACAACGTCCCAGCGTTTGAATAACTCTAAGTCAACCTCAGGCTTAACATGCGGAGGAATTTCACCACGAACGTGTGTGCATAAGATACGTCCATGAAACTCTCGTGGATCTTTTTCAAACTCTTTTAGCTTGTTATATGGTATAATGTCAATATCTGCTGATTTAATACACCAGAATTCGTCAATAACCTCTACTAGTGGATTAAGTCTGTTAGTAGACTTTTTAAGGTTTGTTAAGAAAGTTGTATCTTTCTTAAGCATTTCATGGTTGCCTGGATATATGATTGTAGGTTTATTAAAACTTGCTACAAAATCAAAATATAACTCAACCTCATCCATGGTAGGCAATCTATCAAACACATCACCGCCGATTATTACTAAATCGGCTTGCTCTTGCATTTGTTGAAATTGCTCAATAAATAGATGAAAACGATTTTTTGCCCAGTCAATAGGTACGTTTTTCTGACCTAGTTTTATATGTACGTCTGCTGTAAATAGTATTTTCATATTTTATAGACAAAATAGCCCGCAAAGCGTTTAGTCTTGCGGGCTATGAGTTTTAACCTAAGTCTTTAACTGCTTCTTGCTCAGCAGCTGAGCTAGCGTCATCGGCTTCGTCGTCACTGTTTGTAGTGATTTTTGTAAGCAATGCTAGTACTTCGTCTTCAGTTGGGCGATTGTACTTTTCGTCAATAGATTTAGCAGCAGCAACTAATTCACGTTCTGCATCTGACAAGGCACGAGTTTTACAACGCAACACTTGCAACTGATATTCGACGTTATAGGCTAGGGGGCCTGTCTTAACTCGTTTGAAAACAACATCCCAACCGCTATCGAAATCTGTAGGATCACCCAAGTCTTCCGCTGCTGTCAAAATCTGTTCAAATAGTTTTTTCTTTAAGTTAAGGGCTTTAACCTTACCATCTTTAGGGTCAATACAGTTAACTGTGTAAGACCAGCTGCATTTTAGATCTGGGAAAAAGTCAGGCACATGATCTTTTTGTAGATTATCAAACTTTTCTTTGTCGCGGCTAAAAGCCAAGCACTCCACTGGAATGTCTTTGTTATTAGAGCCTTTTAACCAGTAGATGTAGCGTGGGAGAACTCCACCAACTAAACGTACTGTGTTTTCGCCGTCTTTATATTCATAAGATTCGACTTTGTTTGATTGTGCTTTGCCTTTTGTGTTCTTGAAGCTAATTGCCATTTTTAATTTCCTCGTACTTGAAGTATATTTTGTTTTGTGTTATAGTGATTAGTGGGTTTGTTTTTATGTTGTCTAGAGCAATATCTTTGAAGTATGATAGGTCTAAGTACGTTACGTTATATAGCTTATATGCGCTATAATCTCGTCTACCCGCTAACTGTATATATTGTGACTTATAAATTATATCAGTTATGTTATCGTTAAAAAATCCGTCAGGGTTAATTAAGTAACTATTTCCAACTAAATTACGGATAGGTTTTACTTTTGAATAACTGTTTTTGGGCATTTGTTTTTTGGTATAAAACAAACGAAGCTTTTCAACCATTTGTCTAGGATTTCCTAGGGTTTCTGCTTCTAGTACCGAAAGGTTAAAGAAAAGTATCATATCCGACAACTTAATATATATTATATCAGATTAACAAGCCGTTTGCAAGTTAATTTTTTTATACGGTAGTTATTTGCCAGCCTTTACGCATATAAAGGCCCAGCCTATCGTTATTTTGTTTTTTATCAGCGTATCCAGCAAAATTAATATCCACTACTAAGGGATTTAATTTTCCTTCAAAAATTCTTTGAATCCTGCCCACAATTTGTTCTAACAAACTATCATTAGACATTGGAGCAGCTAAGATAACGCAGGATAGTGAGTTAATAGATATGCCTTCTGAGAAGATTTGCCTTGACCCTGCAATGGCTTTTTTGTCTCCTGAGAGGACTTGTTGTTTGATAAGCTGTCGCTCTTCAAATTCTGTGTCGCCTGTAACAACCGCGCAATCTTCACCAATGTATTCCTTAACTTTATGTAGAAACTCTACTCGGTCAGCAATAATCAAAACCGAGTGACCTTGCTGAATATGCATAGTAGCAATATCCGCTATAAATAACCTATAACTTTCCGACTCTAGTAACTCTGTTACTTTCTCAACCCAAGGCACTCCAGGTTTTAAAGTAATCCCACTCTTAACAATATGAACTGTGGGAGTGAGTGTATTAGACTGTGGTGGTTTATATACTATTGGACCAAAGTAGTCTTTGAATAGTATATGCTTACCGTCTTTACGTATCATTGTGCCACTGAGGGCAATACGGTATCTGGCATGGAAACAGTCGATAGTTGATGCAAATGTAGTGGCAGGACAGTGGTGGGCTTCGTCCAAGATAATAGTGCCAAACTCTTTAGCAAGCTCGGATGTGTGTTTGACCAAGGTTTGGATGTTGGCAACAGTGATAAAGTGGTCGGCGTAGTCCACTCGTCCACCACCAATAACGCCACACTGAGTCCCGAATAAGACTTCGATTTCTTCACACCACTGGTCACGTAGCGCGGCAGTGTGTGTAATGACCAAAGTTTTTTGACCAAATTTGTGTGCCAGATGGAGTGCGGTAAATGTCTTGCCCCATCCCACCAAGGCGTTGATGAAACAAGTATCGTCGATTGGGTCATATACTACCTGTTGTTCTGGCCTTAGCTCAAATTTAGGGTCGGGAAAAGGTATAGCTTCTACTATACGTTTATCTATAATCTCGTATTCATCAGGAACTAAATCCATTCTACCTTGTGGTATTGATAAGATACCTTTTGGCAAAACTTTATAATTCTTGATTGTTTCAACAGTAGCAAACTTCTTGCTTCCAGTATCTTTTTTGATTTTATACGTTAGTTCTTTGATAATATGTTTGGTATGTTCTACACCAGGATTATCCATATAAATTCTGTTTGATATTACTGCTTTAGGCACTATACTAATCTCCAACTATCTTTTCTAGCATCTTCACTTAATCCGTATAATATATACATTCGGTTTATTACTAGAAATACTGCGTACTGATGAAAGTCATGTGGCTTCTGTAGACTTTTAAATCTTTGAGATAGACCTTCTACTTCTAATACACACCCTATACCATCCGCAGGTAAAACTTGTTTAATCTTTTTTGTTATCAGTTTGGCGCGTGCGTACTTTTTCCACTGGAATACTTTACCGCTACTATCAATAAACCATGTAGTAGCTTTTGCAAGCTTTATTAAGTCTGCTAAAAAGTATATTGCGGTAGATATTTTATGTAGCACTACTTTAGGGTCTTGCTGCAGTTTAAGTCTACGTAAGCCCAACGTCTTTCCAGACACACTAAGGTCGTCTACAATCTTTAAGTTTAAGCTAGTATCATTACTTTCATCTAAATACTCAGTATAAAAGAATACCAAACCGTTTTCGCGGTTTGGTTCCTTTTCACTTAATTTAAAGACGGGCCATGTTATCGCCTGTAATGCCGTAAACTTCGTCGAAATGCCCGAAGCTGTAGTCATCGCCAATATCCTGATCTACACCAATTGGTGTGTTAGGGATTTCACAACCCCATTCGTGCTGAGTATTACGTCTTAGAATTTCGCAGTATTCTTCTACTTGTTCTTCTTTAACTAGCGCCACGATTGAGTCGTGGACGAGCATAAAGATTTTGGCATCCAGTCCACGGCTTTTAATTTCGTCCGCAGTTCGCATAGCTCCGAGGAGGTTAACATCACTCGCCAGTGATTGGACTTCAGCGTTAATACCACTTCGTACTTCGTGGGCGGCAATCCCTTTGTCAGAGCTAAACACGTTCGGTAGTCTACGTTTGCGGCCGAAAAATGAGTATGTGTATCCATTTGCTTGAATAAAAGTTTTGCGATCATCTAACCACTTTTTAAGTTTATTGAACTTAGTAAAGTAGGCTTTAATATCGTCTCGGGCTTGTTCTACTGGGTATTCATCTCCTGTAGCTTTTGATACCGTTTGAGATACTTTATTTGCTCCTGAACCGTACAAAATACCGAAACTAATAGCTTTAGCAGATTGTCGCATACTGCCAAACTTCTTCTTAACTTCTTCAACAGGGCCAGGCAATGCAAATACCATTTTAGCGATTGTTGAGTGAAAGTCGCCGCCACTGCTAAAAACTTGTTGAAGATTTTTATCGCCACTAAGCACAGCAGCGTAATACATTTCAGCTGTTGTCAAGTCTTGGGAGACTATCTTATATCCAGGTGGAGCAACCAAACATCCTTTGATAATAGGGTTGTCACGTGGAATCTGCTGCGCGTTAAATTTACCTGAGCTAGATAGACGCCCAGATGTGGTAAAAATAAGGTTAAAGTTTGTGCGAATTCGTCCATCTTTATCTAACTCTGGTAAAATCTTAGCAATATATGTATTCTGAATCTTACCAAGTTGACGTACTTTTAAAATCGCTGCAGGCAATGGATGCTCTTCGGACAACTGTTCGAGCACTTCTGCGTCAGTTGAGATGGCTCCGGTAGCAGTCTTCTTACCAGTTGGAGTGAGTTTGAGATAATCAAAAAGCACAACACGAAGCTGCATAACTGAGTTAGGGTTAAATATCTTACCACTATCTTTCTCAAATTGTTTTACTGCTTCAAAGCTATATAATGCTTCTTTAGCTTCAGCGATTTGTTCATCCAAATACTTGTTAGCAGCAAACATTCGTTCACGGCTAATAGGGATACCTACTTCTTCCATGTCCATTAGGAACAATGTGCCTGGAATTAAGATTTGTTCGTATACTTTACGTAGCTTGTCATTCTTCTGAACGATTGGCCAGAATTTGTGGAACAGATCAAATGTGACGGCTGTATCAATCGAAGCATAGCGACTAATAGTGTCGAACGGAATAAGGTCATAGGTAAAATCATCCTGCAGAATACCGTTAGCAGCACAGTATTCCTTTTTAAAATCGTCTAGTTCTGAATCATAGTCACCATAGTCTGTATATTTCAACGCTAAAGGTTTTAGACCGTGACTGTCTGTCTCGTCTAGCACATAGTGCATAACCATTGTGTCGTGTACACGACTACGATCAAAGTCGATATCAAGATGATACTTAATCATCTTAAAGTCAAACTTCATATTGTGGAATACTGTATAGAACTCTGCAGCAATTTTACGCAATAAGTCAATACATTCTTCGTCTAAGCAGTCCGTCATAATATAACGGCCTTGATGTGTTTTATATGTAAGAGATACTCCTAGTACATACCCATCACGAGGATACAGTGCAGTTGTTTCCGTGTCCCACGCCACGTAGCCTTGCGCATTTGCAATAATCTCTAGCAAGTATGCCTTAGCTTCTGCGGTATCGCTGATACCTTTGTAATCACCAGTGCTAGTAGGCTTTAGTTCTCCTGCAATATATTTGTGAATTTTATCACAAGCACGCTGAAAATCAGGCTTACCTTCTGGTTTAAAACTAAGCATAGCAGGATTACTAATGGCAATAAACTTGTCATCAACAAGCTGTCCAGCCATATTAGTAACACTGGTAATCTTACCGTACTCTTTTGCAGCTTCTGCTCCCACTAAGATTACTAAGTCATACTCAGTTAAGTCAACCTCTAGGTCAACGTCTTTCTTCAAGAGTTTGGTAATAGGAACTGAACTCATGTGATAGTGGTCGAACTCAAACTGAAAGTAGTCTGAGTATCGTGTACGGTTTGGGGCTTTATCAATTAAGGCTATTTTTTTCATAAAAACTTTCTAATACTTTATTATAGCGTATTTAGGCTAGTGATTCAAGATTATTTTGTGACATACTCTGCTGTAGCATCTACGTCTTCTTGTGATAGTTCGCCAGGGTCTGTACCGTCTGGCAAATCAATTATTTCAACAATAAACCCACAATCCTCAATAAGAGGTTTTAGTAGTTTAGCTGCTTTTTGTCCTGCTTCATCACCATCAAACATCATGTATACGTGAGTAACACCCTGTGCTTTGAAAGGTAGCAGTTTTGATTTTGTATTATTTTGTAAGGTATTAGTACCAAAACAACATACCACATTTTCTAAACCTTTGTCGTAAAGATTTAGCATATCAAAAATACCTTCTACTAGGACTACTGAGGTGTATCCTGAAGGTAAATGGCTTGGAAATACAGGAATCTGTACTCCACTTGGGTAGTTAATATACCGAGGATTTCCATTGGAAAGTGTGTGCCTACCAACATACACTACCGTTTTTCCAGTAATATCTTTAATTGGAAAAATAATCCTGTCTTGTAGCTTTTCTACTTGATTAGTATAAAAAGCACCAAAGTATTTAAGTGTTCTAGGGCTAATCCCTCTGAACTGTTTGGTATAAGGCGTGTATCCTGAAGGAAGCTCTAAGTCTAGACCAAAGTTTTTTAGTTCTTGTAGTTTTTCTTTAAGTGCCATAATTTTCATAGGCACTGGATTTGTAAATACTCCAAAGTATTTGAAGATATTTGTTTTAAACCCGCAACTAAAACAATGTGCGACACCAGTTACTTTGTCAACTCGAAAACTAGGGTTAGAATCCTCGTGCTCTGGGTTAAGGCATTTAATCAAATAATCTCGACCCGACACTGTAAATGCCAAGCTATTTTTATTTATAATGTCTAATACTGGGTCGCTCATATTATTCTTGTTTGTAAAATTGTTTACACCGTAACCAACCGATTTGAAACGCCAAAAGCATATTCCAGGTTTCGTCAGTTATTTCATTGACTGCATCAAACTCCGCCTCAAAAACCTTCCAGAATTCCATACTTGCGTATGCTAGCTCTGGGTCTTTCATGGTTAACAGAATCTCTTTTAGTGTTAAATTACCTGCTTTTAGCATTTTAATTCCAAGGTAAGTCTGCGTCTTTGTCGTCTACTACGGCATTGTTATCGGGTACAGAGGATTTCTTGCCTCCCACCTTCTTAATCTTTTCAGGAGTACTAGGCTTGTCAATCGACTGTGGGCTAATGCGTAAGGAATCCCAGTCAATGGGGCTTGTAAACGCCATCTCTTTTCCGCCACGAATTTTCGTAGTTTCAAAAGAAATTGCATTCGTTTCCTTATCATGTGCTTCCATCGTAAGGGCAATATCCGCTGCATCCAAGATACCTTTGGCAAATCGAGCCTCGCCGTCCTTGTCAATCTGGTACGGTGATACCATAACGATTTCGTATTTGCGCGCCAGATTTTTAAGTTTCTTGGATACCTCAATCTGTGGCTTCCAGTCATACTGATCGTTTCCTTCTAGTACAATTTGGTTAAGGTAGTCAACTACCACAAGTTTTAGTTTATCACCAAACTTAGCTTTAGCTTTACCAATATGTAAGTCAATACTACTTAGGGTCAAGTCGCGGTCATCAACAATAATCATTTGATTATCTGATTTTAGGCTGCAGCTACGTACTAGCATTTCTTCAAATTTATAACGATCTCTATGTCGCATAAATTCGCTTACTAAGTCCGAACTGTTTTCAAACATTTCAGCACGAGCTTTTACTACTCTTAGTAGTTCTTCATCTGTTAGTTTATGTTGTTTTAAGTTTTGTAAGTTAACGTTTGCTAAAATGGACAGATTACGTTCCATTGTTTCTTTAGCGGTCATCTCAATAGAGAAATAAATACTACTGTTACCAGATTCATACTGATTAACAAACAGATTACTACTAGCAATGGACTTGCCGGACCCACGCTTTCCCCCAATAAGTATAAGCTCTTGGCGAGCAACGCCGCCAAGCACACTATCAAAACTATTGTTAAGGCCGAGATAAACACGTTCTTTCTCCAAATCTTCAGGATGACTGAACATCATCATGTCAGCCATTGTAAACACTTTTTCTGATGTATGTGTTTTTTCTTCGATTGTTAGCGCAATTGTCGCTAAGTTTTCTTTTATTTCATTTGTGTCGTAGAGTGGTAATTTGTCTACGAACTTATCTAATAATTTTACCGTTTCATTCTGAGTATACTGGTCAATTAATGCGTCCAGTGCTACTTCTGCAGAAACGTCAGGCACCTCGGTTAACCGGAGAGTTGCCAGTGTTTTAGACGCCGGACCCTCCCTTAAGGTTAGCTCAAGATCGTCAAACGACGGTATAGCGCTGTACTTCTCGTAGTACTTATTAACGACGCTATACAAGGAAGAGTACGCAGGGTCTAAGAATACTAACTTAAGCTTCGCCCAGATATCTAGGTTTCGCTCTGATAGCAATTTATTTAAGACTACTGCACTAGTATCCAAGATTACCCTACTTTCGATTCATTGTCTATAATTACTTGGTCAATAATTTCTGTGACTTTATATAAGATTTGCTCTCGCAACTTTTTAATGTCTTGCTGATACGTAGCATCTTTATCATAAAGCAGACTTAGTTGCTCGTGGGTAATAAGTTGCTGTAAGCCAAAATAAATTTGGTCATAGGCCATACTAGATTCTGGCATTACTTCTACGTTAGCCGCTTTGCCGTAATTATGGATAGCTTGTTTTACGACTTCTTCCATTGTAAAGGAGTCGTTGTCGTGATACGTAATTGTTACTTTCATATTTCCGACCTCCTAAAGTAAAAAAGCTCGGGAGCTTTATGAGACTCCCGAGCTGATTGGCAATAATTGCTAATTAAGCAGCTGCTTTGGCTTCTGCTTTGGCTTTCTTAGCTGCACCATCATAGTCTGCAACTTTGATACCACGGCGAGTAAGCAAAGTACGTAGACCACGTTCTGTTTTGTCAACAGCGGCGGCGATTTCAGCAACAGTCATAGAGCCGATTTTGTCGCCCAAAGCTGTAACTGGATCAACGGACTCTTTAGCATGAGATTCACGTTGTGCTGGGATTTTGCTAATTTGACCTTTGCGAGTCAAGCTCAAAGCCTTACCACGAACGCTAGCAACTGTCTTGTTCAAAGCAGTGGCAATGTCTTCGATGAAGCTACCAGTTTCAGCCATTTTGATAAACTTGGCTTCTTCGGCTTCAGAGTAAGTACGAGCAATCTCAACTTTCTCAGCAGGCTTTACAGAACCAGTCAACTCTAAGGCAAGCAATTTACCTTGGATTTGCTTAGCAGTAAACTTGCCGCCAGCAAAGTTTTCAGCGATTTGTTTGTATGTTAGGTTACCTGCGTTTGCATTAACGAAATCGGCAAGATCAGCGCCTTCGTCAGCAGTAAATGCAGATGTTTTTTCTTTTGCAAGACTAGCGACTTCACGGTCTAATTGACGCAATTTAGAGGCAACGCTACGAGTTGTGAAACCGAGAGTTTCAGCAGCACGTTCAACGGCTTCAACGCTAACAGGGTTTGAGTTACCAACAATGTTCATTAGTTGGTCAACAGTTTCGTCAGACCATTTTTTAGTGGCTTTTTCAGTCATTTTTATTTTCTTTCAAGAAAGTATTTAAGTTTGTGATTATGGTTATTCCGAGAGACTCGGCTTTTTTGCGTTTTGTACTACCCTTATCTTCTTCGTCAACTAAATAATCTGTGGTTTTTGTTACAGACTCTACTGCCTTGTATCCTGCAGTTTCCAGAGCTTTATATGCTTCTGCTTTAGTTTTATAAGATGATAATTTTCCTGTAATGCAAATGGTTTTGCAGTCTCCACTCACAACGGAAGTTTTATTGGAACGAAATGTGAAAGGCAAAAACTCACGCATTTCTAAAAAATCAGTTTCTAGCCAAGATAATAGGTTTTGGGTTACCTTATCACCTAAACCTGCTTCTTTACAGGTTTCCTGATTAATTTCGTCTATTGAATTAACAACAAGACAAATTTTAGTCGAGGCAGTATTACCTACAAGAGGAATAGAGAA